TTTACTAATGGTGCAGTTTCTAATGGAAAAAATGAAGTAATAAAATTAACAGGTACATTAGCCGCAAACGTTAATGTTACTATTCCAGATTCTGTAGAAAAAACATATACAGTTTGGGATGGTTGTGATCACGCAGGTTATACTTTAACTTTCAAAACTACCTCTGGAACAGGAATTCTTTTATGTGAAGGCCACACATATCAATTATGGTCTGACGGAACTAACGTTTATAAAGGTTCTGAATTAAAAACATGGAGAGCAGTTTCTGCTGCAGAAACAGTTCAAGCAGGTGCTCAACTTTTAGTAAATACAAATGGTGGAGGAGTTACGGTTACACTCCCTGCGTCACCAAGTACAGGAGACATGGTTACATTTGTAGACCAAGGTTATGATTTCAATTCAAATGCTTTAGTTGTTGGTAGAAATAGTTCTAATATTGCTAACGCAGCATCTGATTTAACAGTTAACACACAGGGTGCAGCTTTCTCACTAGTTTTTTCTGGTGATGCTACTACTGGCTGGACTTACACAGAGAAATAGGAGATAATAGATTATGTCAAATTACGAAGCTACAAAATACGATTTTTCGGGTGCAAACCTTACAGGTATCGAAGGAATTCCAACAGGTACTATTGTTCCATGGTCTACTGCTTCCGTACCATCTGGTTTCTTAGAATGTAATGGTGCAGCTGTTTCAAGATCAACTTATTCAGCTTTATTTGCAATTATTTCGACTACTTATGGATCTGGTGATGGTGCATCAACTTTTAACGTACCTGATTTACAAGACAATGTTGCAGTTTCAAAATCTAACAACAAAGCAATAGCATCAACTGGTGGAGCAAACACAGTTCAAACAACTGGAAACGTTGGAGGTTCAACAGGATCTCACACATTATCAACTCCGGAAATTCCTTCTCACTCTCACCCTTCTGGTGCGTCTTCAGGATATCCTGCATACGGAAACTCACCGAGTGCAAGACCTGGAAGTACAGGTAGTGCTGGAGGTGGAGGATCTCACTCTCACAATATGAGTGCGAACTTTACTGGAGATTCTACTTCGGTGCTTCAACCTTATTTAACTGTGATGTATGTTATTAAAACTTAAGGAGAATAAAGATGGCAAATAAAAATGTAAAATGGACAGTAATTTTTGATGATAAAAGAGTTATATGTCAATCTGTAAAAAATGATTTAGGTCACCCAGTATCATATGTAGTGGGAGACGATTCATTCTGGAATGATGCAAAATGGAATGACATTCATGCTATTCAATTTATCGATGACGGTAATGATCACAATGATGCTGTTGAAATGGTTCCAGGAACTTTTGGAAGAAATAAAACTTGGGCAGAATCTGCCTTAGGAGATTTTAGATCTCAATTCATAGATAAATGGGATGCAGCACACTTAGCTCAATTACAAGAGGATTGGGATGAGGATGTTATCAGAGTTTGGGATGCAGAAGGAAATATAACTTCTGAAGAAAGCGAAGCAGATCAAATTACTAGAAAAGGTCCAAGACCTACTTCTTATACTTCCCCTTAAGGTCTTAATTTTAACCACGAAGTTATAATATATTTTTCACCTTTTAGAGGTGGATTACCTCTGTGTACATAGGGAAATCCAGCGGGCCAAATAACTATTCTACCTGTTTTGGGTTTTACTCTTTTTGAAAAATGTAAAAATTCCGTCTCTCCCCCTTCTTCAACATCATTTAAATATATACTAAAAACAACTGCTCTTGCTTCATTATCAAAGCCTTTCATATGTTCAATATGCCAAAGATGATATCCTTCTGTAGGTAAAGTTTTTTGAATCTTTATATCTGTATAATGAAAATGAGGTATACCATAAGCATTTAAAATACCTGTTTTATTATTATAATGTTGGAAGGCTAATTCAAAATTAACTATTAAAGGCTTTATACTTTCCCACCAGAAAGAAATATTATGGGGGCCTAAAAAAGCCTGCTTATCTTTTTTCTCAGTATAAGGTGAGTTTTCAAACGCCATTCTATCTAAAGTTTTATTAAACTTATCTTGTTCTTCAAATAGTTGTATGGCTTTTTTACATTCATTTGCTGGCAAATAATTATCAAATACACCTATAAAGTTAGTAATTTCACTGTCTCTTGTAATCATTTTACCATGACCTTTCTATTCCAAGTTTTAATATATATTCTTTGTCTTCAGGGGACCATTTATTAAAATGAGTTTTAGTATAATTATCATCTGCATGATGAGTAAAAGGACCGCTTTTATCTACATAATGCATAAATACTTGAGCCAATCCATCACCTTTATATATTCCCGTTCTTCCATGAGATTCTTCTGTTCCTAAATAAAGTAAGGCATCCCCTTGATCTAATTCTATTTCTTTTCCTTTTATAGTTAGAGGCCAATCATCAGTTTTAGTTATACATGCCGTTATACTTATTTCACATGCAGGTCTATCCGTATGATCTTTTAAATAAGAGCCAAATCCATACCACCTCCAATAAGAATAAGTTTTCCATAAATCTAGCCCACATTCTTTTTCCACTATTTCTTTTTTAAGTTGTAATAAAGTTTCCATTAATTGATCTTGAGAAAAAGCTATGGCAAAAGAACTTTCAGTTCGTTGAGAGAGAATAGAAGAAGGATCATCTAAAGCTTTTAAACAATAAGTTTGTAATAACTTAAGTTCTGTTTCATTAAAAAAATTTTTAATTACTTTATATCTAAAATCTTTTCTTATGACAGCCATGCTACTATACTATATCTAGTTCCTTCAGTTATTGGTTCAATCATATGGGGATATAAAAAATTTGAAGGGAAAGCAACAATACTTCCTTTTTTTAAACTCACTCTTTTCATTTCTTCATTTAAAAGTTGATATGCAAAAACTAAATCTCCTCCTTTATAATCTTCATTGAGGTTTATAATTATACTTAAGGATCTAGTAGCTATACCCCCCTCATCACAATGATACATATATTTTCCCCCTGGACTATATTTAAGTAGATCGATTTGATTAAGATAAGTGGCTTCCAGTTGCGGAAATCTCATTTTATAGGTTGGATAAAAATTAAATATTTCATCATAAATTCTTTTAAAAAATATTTTATCAGAAATAGTTTTGGCTGTAAGAGAATGGCCTAATACTTGTCTATAATCGGGAATATAGTGATCAGCGGCTTTCAATGGACTAACACACATTTTATCCATGTACTCAATGCAAGTTTCACAAAAAATAGGAGTAACCTTATTATGATACACCATAATAGCATCTTCTATCTTCTCAGTCTTCATATTTTCCCCCTTTCATATTTCTAATATCTATTATATAACCTATTATATGCTACAGAAATTAAACTTCAAGCCAGGATTTAACAAACAAGCCACAGAATCAGGGGCCGAAGGTCAATGGACAGATGGAGATTTTGTTAGATTTAGATATGGGTTACCAGAAAAAATAGGTGGCTGGAATCAATTAACCGCCGCCCAGGAGACTTTACCAGGTCCCGCAAGAGCTCAACATGCTTTTACTAGTTTAAATGGTGAACGTTATACAGCGATTGGAACCAATAAAGGATTATTTCTTTTTTATGGGGATGCGTGGTTTGACATTACTCCACTTGATACAGCAGTTACAGGATTTACAATTACGACTACAAATGGTTCTAATGTAGTGAGATTTAACAAAGCTTCTCATGGTTTAACCCAAGGAGAATATATTGTCGTTACAAGTGTAACAGTAACCGGTGCGTCTACTTATACCGCAGCTGATTTAGAAAAAACTTACGAAGTTATAACTGTAGATTCTGGAGGTGATTGGTTAGAAGTACAAGCATCTAGTAATGAAGGTGGAGCAGGTATGACTGCTGTAGGTGCGGCTACTCTTACTCCTTATATAACTGTTGGACCTACTACTCAAACTTTAGGCTATGGTTGGGGTACTTATTTATGGGGAAGTTCAACATGGGGAACTGCAAGAACAAGTAGCTCAGTGGTTCTGGATCCAGGAAACTGGAGTCTAGACAATTATGGGCAAGTCTTAGTTGCAACCATTGCTGATGGAAAAACTTTTACTTGGAATGCTGGCGCCACAAACCCTCGAACAATTAGGGCTTCTCAAAGCACAACTGATTATGTAACTACAGGTAATCCAACAGCTTCTATTATGAGTGTAGTTTCAGATAGAGATAGACATTTATTTCATCTAGGAACTGAAACCACTATTGGTGATGCCACTACCCAAGATCCAATGTTTATCAGATTCTCTAACCAAGAAGATTTAAATACTTATACTCCGACGGCGACTAATACTGCAGGGACTTTTAGATTAGATAATGGAAATGAAATTAGAGCAGCTGTAACAGGTAAAGATTATCTTTTAATTTTAACTGACACTTCCGCTTACGTAGCTCAGTTTGTTGGTCCACCTTTTACATTTAGTATTAAGTTAGTTGGAACTAATTGCGGATGTATTGGTCAACATGCGGCCGTATCAGCCGATGGTGCTGTGTATTGGATGGGTGATGCGGGTGGATTTTTTAGATTTGATGGTACGGTTAAATACCTACCTTGTTTAGTTGAAGATTTTGTTTTCAATGATAATGGAAGTAATCTAGGAATTAATTATTCATCTAGTAGACTAGTCGCTGCAGGTCATAATAATTTATATAATGAAATAAATTGGTTTTATCCTAAGAACGGTAGTACTCAAGTTGACAGATGTGTTACATTTAATTATGGAGAGCAAGTATGGACAACGAGTTCACTTTCTAGAACAACATGGATAGATGCTCAAGTATTTAGTAATCCTTATGCGACAGAATATACTTCTACAGGCACCCCTGTTTTTCCAACTATTTTAGGAATTACCAATAAATATGGGGCTAGTATGTATTATTCTCAAGAAGAAGGAACTGATCAAGTTAATAGCTCAGGGACTACTTCTATTAATGC